CCGAAAGCCTTTTTAACATTAACCACCCCTCGCCCTCAAAGCTGCCGCTATACCCGCCGCCATCTCAGGATCAACCATGCTGCTGTCCATTCCCGCTAATGCTTTCGCCGCACGCTCTAAACGATCCACGGATCGCGGTCCTTGAGACATGGTCACCGCTTCAAGACCCTCCCTGCGACTAACACCAGGAGTACCAGAAAACTTACGACCATAGTCCGATAAACTCGTTCCTTGAGCATCGCTCGGATTATATTGACCCGCCGTCTCCAGAAAAAGTCTCATCCCAGATTTTCCACCCAAATGTGCCATGCCTAACAACGCAGTAGGCGTGATACTTACTCCGCCAACCTCTTTTCCATAGTATTCATTCAGGTTATTAGACTCAATAAACTTTAATATATCACGCTCGTGCCAACCCTGCACCCGCTCTTGAAGCTTCGGATTCTGACGAAACTGCTCCATGGTGAAGTTTTCACCCGTACTCTTGATGTAATCTTCTATCCGGTCACGACCAAATTGATAGGCACCAGTGTAACCCTGCTTGTTTACTGTATCGTAGTTCCCGCTGCTCTCACTCTGACGTAGAGCATCTCTAAAATTTACAGACATTCTTGGTTCCTTAAAAATGCTGCGTGCAGCATACAACAAACCCAAATGAAAATATACCCGCGATTTTTTTGGAGGCCTGGGACTCCTCCCAATGGAAATATACACGAATGAATTTACAAAACCTTGTGTGTCAGCGAGTTCCACACAACCACGCGCCGCTGTCAAGGGGGTCACCCCGATTTAATTTTTTTGTGATCGGATCGGATCGGTTGGAGTTACCCCCGTCCAAAAAAATGTCCACGCTAGGCTTCAGCTGCTGTTGATCGAGGTTAATAGGGCACTTGTTTTTTCTTGTCTAAAAGGCTTGACTACTTGTGAGATATAGTTCATAACATAGTTATGAAGCATGGTGCTTCATCTTTGAAATGATCAATATAAGGATAAATGATCATGAACTTTCAATCACACCTTAACGGCGAGATCAATATCGCTACTGACTTAAACACTCTGACTAAAGTTGCGGAGGCAGTAAGGGACGCAATACCTACTCAAGACTATGAGTATAAGGTCAATGACTTAGAAGCTCTTTTAAAAGATATTCATAAGTTAATTATTGCAAGTGCTCAATCAATTGCACACGATGCCGAAGTCGCAAAAGACTTAGTAGAATACCGCGAGAGAAAAGCATCTCTTGAAGGTGTTGAAGCTAGAGCGAACATTGAAGCAAAACGCGCTTCCTAATCTAACCTATAGCGCCCTCAATATTGGGGGCGCTTTTTATAAGGAACTATAAAATGAATATTCAACAATTCTCCGAAGTTCTAGAACTTGCAACCGATCTAGAAGCCAATGGCGATTATAAGACTTCTTATGAATACTTAGTAAGCTTAAAGAAGGATATTGAAAGCACGCTTAAAGATCGCATCCAACAAATTGAAGCGCAAGCGATTGAACTTGAGATAGCTGAACGTGTGCATTCACACTATCAGTATAGAGCACCCAATAAAGCGCAGTACATTGCTTTGCATGGTGCTAAAGACTTTGAAACCAACGCGACTGAAGTCTCATATTCAAAGTTAGAATGGAAATAGTTGTTTGGATAATAGTAATAATAGCGGTATGCATTGCCGCTATTATTGAGCATTTAATCATTAATAGAAGGAGAAAATAAATGAACGATCTATCACAATTTACGGGAACTGAAGCATACCATGCTTTCACACCTTTTCATAAAGACGTTCTAACGGACGGAACTAAGTACTTTGCAGAAAGTAGACAATGCTTTTGGCTATTTGACGCAATTACTGCTCATATAAATGAAGAGGGTTTTCAGAGCCATGACTTCTTAACTATAAAGATCAAAGCCTCTGATAACGACTTTACTTTAACTATTGAGGACGGAAACGGTAAAGAGCTTGCAAAACAAACGGGTTGGACGGATCTAGAAGCCGATCAAATGTTTTTTGCAGCACCTTATGACTACTATGAAAACGGGAAGCCTAAGTTCTGCATAATGCTAACGTCGGAATATTAAACTAGGGGGCGCTTTTAGCGCCCTTTTTTATTTCCCTCGATTGGCTGCAGCTTGGACATTTTTTTGAAAATTTAAAATACAATTTATTTATTCTTTAATATATCTTAATCTATTAAAGACCCACGTGCCAACCTGGAGTTGATCATAATTAAGTCCCGACCCGACCCGACCCGACGAATCTATGCTTGTATTTCCCGACATATTTTAGTAATATTTTCTTAGGCGTTATGCCTTTTAGTAATCAACCATAGGAGTTCTTTTCATGGAAAAAAGAATAATAAGAGACGAAGGATTATGTCCCGTTATTAAATTAACAGAATGTCATTATCCAGACGGATCACTAGTCAACCATTATAGTGGCGCTGGCGTCGCGTTAATCGCGTGCAAAGATAACACCATTTTGGATCTAGAATATTTAACCGAAGATCCATTTTCAAATGTAAAGTTTCTAATGAAACATTGGAAAGATCAATGCAAAGTTTTTATTGGCATGTGTAGTTGTGCGGAATTTTGTGAACCACAAGAATTAATCTTCGGTCAAAAATTCTCAATGCCTAAGTTAGTTGATCAAATGGACAATCATATGATCAAGCACAATTTAACAATGGTGCATTAGCATGATTAGCAAACAATTAAATAATGGGATAATCTATGAAGGTCCGTCGTTAATCGACGGGCAACCCATTGTAGTGATTGCAACCTATAGCGGACGCAATCGCAAAACTGGTTTAGTGTTACAAACTTATATTCTTTTAAGAGACGTTGACCCGAGATACGCAAGCAAGAGCGGATTAGATTATTCTATTTGTGGTAATTGCACAATGCGCGGAGAAGTAAATGCGGATCCTAAAAGAGTAATAGCAAAGAATAGGCGCTGTTATGTAAACTTAGGTCAAGGCGTTCTTTTAGTTTGGAAAGCATATAGACGCGGAGTTTATCCAAAAGCAGAAACTCAACCCGATAGAATACTGTTAGGATTAAATCGAGTTGTTCGCGTCGGAACCTACGGAGATCCAGCGGCTGTTCCCGCGCACGTTTGGACACAACTATTGAGTGAATGTCAGACTTTCATGGCATACACTCACCAAAAACCATGGCGACCAGATATAGCAATGCAATCTGCGGATAGTTATATTGAAGCGGCAAGCCATTGGTCAGCAAATCGTAGGACATTTCGAGCCATTGCAAACATAGGTGAGTTAGACAAAAATAACGAAGTTTTATGTCCCGCATCTAAAGAGGCCGGATTTTTAACACAATGCGCTAGTTGCAAACTTTGCCGAGGCTCGGTCAAGGCTAAATCAATCGCTATAGTAGAACACTAAATCCTGGGAGCTTCGGCTCCCCTTTTCTTTTCCATAAAGTATGTATCTAGATATATAAATAGATCTTTAACTGTATCAAATCTAGATCCAACAAGCCCCGACCCCGACCCGACAACCCCGACTCCCGACCCGACATCCAAGCCCGACAACTCAAGATCCATGAGTCCAAATTGGATTAATCTTGCTCCTTGATCCCCTTCAAATAAAAATAGGTGCTTGTGCAAGAGGGTCTTTACTAAGATAAAATTATCCCCACCTCGTGACCAATATGCAGTATTCCATGCAACTTGATGTGCAGACAGGTTTACTGAATTACCTTTGCTTACTTTGAGTTCTATCCAAAAAGGACGACCATCCCATATCAAATGGACATCAGGTACGCCTCCACCGTGTTTGTTTTCAATCCTCGTTGCGAAGCACTTCTTGGGTAAGTTCTGCCTTATCGTGTTCCAAAAGTTCGACTCTGGACCTTTGCTCATTTGTTACATCCTCAAAATCCCCTTCGATGGTGAAAGCTTGGGGGTATTTTTTTTGTAAATCAGCTAACCTTGCGACAATCTCATCTCTGGATAGTTGATCCATTGTGTTTATATTTTCTCTTCTATCTATTGTTAAACCACCTAATGCAGACCTTATCTTCTCAGCGTTTACAGCAGCAGAAAATTGTCCAGCATCTTCAGCACCTCGGGATAATTGATGAAATCTTTCCAATTGACCCATCATGGTCACGCCATACATACGTTCTTTTTGATCCCTAAGTTCAGATATATATTCTACAACATGGGGATAATCTCTACCATTCAATAAAACAGACGCTTGTTTAGCTGCAATATCTGGAGAAAAACCAGATTTTCTGGCGCAATCAGCATTAGAATATACACCCTCTACAACATATTTAGCGAAGGTTTGTTGTCGTGATGTTAAAGTTCGATTGTGTTCGTCCTCAATTTTCTTTTTTACAGACGGCATAGTGCATCTCTCCTGTTTTTTACAACTATATCCAAGTAATCTATTACATTCAAGAAAAGTACCAGATATGCAAAAATTGCAAGGCCTTTTAAATCCAAACATACCTATAGGGGGTTTTTTCACAAGAATTTGTAAACAGTGTAAACAGGCGTAAATGGCAGGGCATCGTATAAGTATTAGATTTCGTTTAACTTTTTGTTTACTGTTTACGGTGTTTACGGTGTTTACGGTGAATATAAAAAAAAAAAAAAAAAAAAAAAAAA